TTAATACGAATATTTCATCTATTATCAACCAACCACAGTCAACGTCGTCACCGATGTCTATGTCTATGGCCACTGCGACAATACCAGTTGTATCATCAGTTCCAATGATGACTGGAATGTCAATGCCAGGCATATCGAGCTTACCATTTAGTTCGAACGAACCAACTACCCCAAATATAACTGAATTAGCTAATATTTATAATTCAACGATTGCGTCTGGCAAGGATGATGTTCCGAGTAATTCTGAAACCAGTTCAAATACTAATAGTGGCGTGAAAACCGACGACGATTTGCCTATTCACGTTCCTGAGGATCCAGAATCGTTTTTACCGTCTATATTTATTAAAGAGGCACCACCCCACGGGTGTTTGAAAAATGGGTCTAAACCAACATTTCGTGAATGGGCAAATAAAATGCTTCATAAACCGGTGGAAACTATCAAGAATATGTTTGGCGGTGGAGATGATAGAGGCGATGATGGAGGCGGTGACGGTACACAATCACAAGGACTGTCTGAAATGGATCACGGGGGAAGCAGCAGCGGTGGCGCTAATAAAACATTAACAAGGTCACATGAACGCCCAGAAAATATTGCTGGTATGCGCGTGAAAATCCGTAAAACACGGAAAAAGAAATATCGTATTGGGAAACACGATGATGTTGTCGGTGTATTACTAAAAAATAAAGAAGCACAACGACATATTCAAAAACAGCATCTCGCACTGAAACAGAAAACAATAGGCGAAATACGTAAACATTTATATGAACATCATTTATTAAAAATTGGTTCTAATGCGCCGCCGGATGTTCTTCGTAGGATGTATGAAGACTCTATTTTAACAGGTGACGTAAAAAATACGAATAAGGGTGTATTATTACATAATTTTATGTCTGGAGAGTCGTAGGCTCGCTTGCTCGCTAGCAATGCGTTTGGCCTGGGACTTGTTCCCGGGTACGCATTAACAATGCGTTTGGCCTGGGACTTGTTCCCGGGTACGCATTAGCAATGCGTACATATATACACCGTATTCTCCGGCATCGAATGCCCCGCCTCATCACGTGTATTAATATTATTACCCCGTGGAAACAACAGATCTTCCAGAGTGCGTCCGTGAATATGAAATTTCCGCGCCTTTTTCAAAAGAATTGGAATATCGCGTTGTTGGCGTTTTTGGATAAGATCATCATAAATATACTGAATCACATAATCAACCAAGTATGTTTCCAATTGAATAAACATCGGATCGGAACGTCCGATATTACCGATTTCGCACGTATCTGACGCCGCTGCGCCACCGCCACCTATATTGCCGTGATGGCCGTGATGGCCATTGTTTATGTTTCGATTATTCCGCGCAAAATCCTCGCTATAATAATCGTTGATCCGAATAGGAATATTGAAATTGTAATTCCAAAATGTATCGCAGGAAATACGCACATCCAGTGTAATCATCGGTATATTGTTTTTGCGAAAAGCGTCCATTGTGTCTATAATTATTATACTTGATATTATAGATATACTTTTAAGTAATATATCATTCGGGTCGGGTCGGGTCGGGTCGGGTCGAATCGCGAATAATACATAAAACGAAGAGTCGAGTAATATATACATAATATTCTAATTAGTAAAAATGAATATCTGTATACGTAATCCTCAAACGAAAGAATGGACATCGTCCGTGGGCCGTAGTGGCGGTGCTGGCGGAGGCGGAGTGTCACCAGCCATCCGCGACACGTATGCGGGGTATAAAGACCGCCCGAATTATTATCAAGAGAAGCCGCACATCACTGGCGAGTATATCGTTTATCGACCAGACAACGATCCATATTCGCCAACATATATCGCACGAACTGCAGATATTCCTGCTTTAAATGATGGGACTGGTCTTGGGGCTGGGTTGGGTGTCGGAGCTCGGAATAACCTCGCAAATAATATAATGATTACTCAAGAGGTTCACGATCGTATGGCGTCGGCAGTGTCGTCGTCGGTTACTCCAATTATGGATATGAACGATGTCTCCGTTTTTATAGTTGATAATCCCGCAATGGCCCGCGCGAATTGGCTCCCTTCTCGCGAGTATCAGGCGTGGGCTTATCGCGATTTTATCTATGATGAACATCGAAGCATCAAGAAGTCGTATATGTCGCGTGGGACATCGCCAATGGCATATGATTCTAACGACCGGATTCTTGCGAATCAAATTGTTACCATCCCCTTGTCCGGTATATCGTCCAATATTGTGTTTAACATCTCTCGAAATGAAAATAATAGTGTATACTTCGAGAGAAATGACCTCACAGGATCTCGGGTAAGGATATGTGATAACGAATATGCGCGGGCGGGATATCTCGGGTTTTATACACGGATTACGATGGACGTGGGAATCGTGGTTGTACCTCCGCCTCCGGGGTGGGGAGGCGGTCCTGCGGTGTATTACAATATAGCGTCGTCACCCCCGGTTCCGGTGACGGTTCTTTCAACTGCGCATCTCCCCGCGCCCGAAGAAACCGATGACGAAGAACATCAGTGTATTCTATGTTTCAAGTTCAGTGTCAATGCGCGATTTTCGCCGTGTGAACACAAGGTTTGTTGTTCGGCGTGTTATTCCAAGATGGTGAAAAATGAATGCCCGGTTTGTCGGGCGGTGATTACGCGGGTTATGAATGTATGATGCGTTCATATATTTCCTGTAACACTTCTTTTTTCTGGTTGAACATATTTCGCATTTGACAACACTGGTTCGGTGTGTTAAACAGAAACACTGGCACATTATGTCGTCGCAAACGCGACAATTCCCGCTTGGTTAGTGGCAATACTTCTTCAACTATTAGCGCGAGTTGTTGAAACAGAATATTAGTATATTTTGGTGCGAAATTATTCATCATATATGTAAAATAGGCCTGCTCGTATCTGAGACGCCCCCCTGTCATATGTTTTTTCATTTTATACGTTCCCGAAATAAAATTAAAAATCAATGTGTTCGCATTAACGCACATTATTTCACCTGTGGCGAAGATTCGATATTCGACATTCTTGTATGTTTTTTCTAGTTCAGCAAATAACGCTTCATCTTGTATCGCTTTTCTATACATAATATGGTGATGTTTTGTTCCGAATTCATACATATTGATCGTCTTTGTTGCGTATAATTGGGGAGCGTACCTGTGCCCGTGCGCCTGCGCGGGTGAGACTACGATAGTTTTATTGGTTTTCCGGTCGACACCGACGATATCCGCCACAATGTACGTATAATATGCGCCTGGTTCAAATTCCGCTGGATTGATAAGAAGCGGACTTACTTCATTGATGATGTCTGTGGTCTTCTGCGATGTATCATATGACTCGATATGAATATAGTAATATTTACCTGCATCTGCGTCAGCATCGCTTATTTTTGACGCAGATAAACCTTGTATATTATAAATGCGGCGCCACGGGTCTAATAATGTATTACGCGATATTCTTCGTTTTTCTAATGGAAAATTATGAATTGGAATTGCCGCGCTTCTTGTACGGGATGGGCTCGTAATGGCGGAATAAAATGCGGGATCAATTGATGACATTGGGATACGGATACGGATACGGATACAGGTATACAGTTATCATCGTTATAACTCTATATAGTTTACTAGAAGCGGAGATGATAATAAATCTATAATAAAGGCAAACTGTGGTATATATATATCCTATCACCGAGAGATATTGCTCGTTAATAAGACGCATCATCATCAATGGCACTTATTAAAGAGTATTTTACGTTAACTGAGAAATATACGGCAGAATATGGTCCCAATACGGTCGTTCTCCTTCAGGTCGGTGCGTTCTTCGAAGTCTACGGACAAATAATTACTCCGGCCGGAGGCGGCGAAGTGGGCGGTATTATATGTTCTGGAAGTCGTATCGATGATTTCTGCGTAATTTGCGAACTTGCGAAAGCAAATAAAATACCTGGAATTGTTATGGCAGGATTTCGCGATTATGGACTGGATAAGTATTTGAAGAAATTACAAGAGGCTGGATATACTGCGGTGGTTTACGTCCAGGATGGAGTCAAGAATCCGCCAGTGCGTGTGCTTCAGGGGATTTATTCTCCTGGGACATTCTTCTCTTCTGATATTTCGCTGGGAAGCGGTGGTGGTAGCTCGGGCGCATTGTCGAATAATATCGTGTGTATCTGGATTGAAAAAATGAATCGGAGTCTGACTACAACCGCCACTGCCATATTTGGTGGTGGTGGCACACTCATTATGGGAATGACGAATATTGATGTTTATACGGGGCGTTCAACCATATTTGAAACAGAGAATAAAGATACACATAATCCAACTACTTATGATGAAGTCGAGAGATTTGTATCATCATATTCGCCATCGGAGGTGATTCTTATCTCTAATCTCTCGACGAGAGAAGTTGAAGACATCATTCATTATACGAATATACAGGCAAAAATGATCCATAGGATACGGTCTGGGCCTCTGCCTGGGCCTGGGCCTGGGACCAGTCCTGGGACACTAAAAGCCGAGAGATGTACTAAACAAGTGTATCAAATTGAAGTATTGAATACATTTTTCCCAGATGGATGGGTAAAATCTCTCGAGCAATCATTTATGAATTATGAAATTGCTACCCAATCTCTTGTATTTCTTTTGAACTTCATCTATGAACATAATCCAAACCTGGTTTCTAAGATACAAGAGCCAGTTTTTGAAAATATGTCCGAGAGATTGATCCTTGCGAATCACTCGTTGCGCCAACTGAATATAATAGAAGATGGTAATAGTGGTGGTGGTGGTGGTGGTGTCGGAGGCGGACGCTTGAGTTCGGTATTATCATTATTAAATCATACAATTACACCAATGGGTTCTCGGGCGTATAAATATGCGCTTTTACATCCCACATTTTGTGCGGTTGACCTAGAACAGGATTATGCCATTACAGAACATATTCTATCGGCTGATACTGGTACTGCTGGTGGGTTGGGATTTCTCTCGATGCGCGAGAGATTATCCTATATGAAAGATATAGAGAAACTCCATCGACATATTATTTTACGAAAGATTACACCCTATCATGTCTTTGTGTTATTTCATAATCTGCGTCATATCCGGGAGTTATATACGGCGTGTTCGAGAGATTCGTGTATTGACAAGTACCTCTCTAAGAGATGGAATATTCGGGGCGATGTTGTGGGAAAGACTACGCTCCTACTTGATTTGTTTGAAAAGACATTGAATATCGACTTGTGCCGAGATATTACGGATACTTTATTTGAAACAAATATTATTAACCGTGGAATATCTGATGAATTAGATAAACTCACTGATGAATATCGGATTACGCAGAAATCTCTCGACGAGGTACAGCGGGTATTGAATGAACTCATACAAGCGGGAGAACGGCCGTCTGGAACCGGTGGTGGTGGTGGGGGTGCGGGCGCGTCAGACCCGGATTATGTAAAACTCCACGAAACTGATAAGATGGGTATTTCATTACAAGCAACTAAACGGCGCACGAAGATTCTGGAAGATCGGATTAAGAAACTTCCACCAGGACCAGGAGCTGGACCAGGACCAGAAGGTGGTAAAGTGATATCAATTGTTTTAGATAAAGACCTTAACCGGGTATTATTGTTTGATACTTCTGCGTTGTCTTATCCCGCCGCATCTGGAAGTAATAATACAATCCATAGTCAGCAAATCTACGAATTATGTGCGGCAGTTGTATCTTTACGTGTTAAAATATCAGATATGGTATCATTGATTTATTACAGATTTATTGATTCATTACACGAATATTATCACGATTTTGAGAATATGACAGCTTTCGTATCAGCGATAGATATGATACAGAATCGATGCTATGTTGCGCGGAAATACCGGTATTGTAGACCAGTCATTGCGACAAGCGCAACAGAGGCGGAGGCGGAGGCGGAGGCGGATGTGGAGACATCGACATCATTTGTCCGCGCGTCAGGGCTTCGTCACTGTCTCATCGAGAGAATTAATGAAGAAGAATGTTATGTCACAAATGACATCGAATTGGGGGGTGACGGGATGTTACTCTACGGGACAAATGCTGTCGGGAAAACCAGTCTCATTCGCGCAATCGGTGTAGCAGTTATAATGGCACAGGCTGGGTTTTATGTCCCTGCGTCATCGTTTGTATATCGACCCTACCGTGCGATTATGACACGTATTCTTGGCAATGATAATCTATTCAAGGGCCTATCGACGTTCGTAGTTGAAATGTCGGAATTACGTGTTATTCTGCGAATGGCGGATACACACACACTCGTACTTGGTGACGAACTATGCTCTGGAACCGAAATGGATTCCGCAATTAGTATATTTGTCGCCGGTCTTCAACATTTGTATCGCGCTGGCGCATCGTTTATTTTTGCCACACATCTTCACGAAATCGCTGGATACAGCGAAATCCGAGAGATGTCGCCGCGGCTTCGCCTCGCACATATGCGGGTCTTCTACGACAAGTCGCGCGATACACTTGTATACGACCGGAAACTCCAGGATGGCGCAGGTGAAAGTATGTATGGCCTTGAAGTATGTAAGTCGCTTCATTTACCAGATGATTTCTTGGAATTCGCGAATACGATCCGGATAAAATATCGCGGGGTAAACACGAAAACGCCGACAGCGAGTATTTTAGAGGACGCAAAACCGTCGCGATATAATGCGGCAAAATTACGCAGGTTGTGCGAATTATGTGAAAAGGTTCGTGGGACTGAAATCCATCATCTTCAGCATCAGGAATGTGCCGACGATGATAATTTCATCGGGCATATTCATAAAAACCATCCTGCGAATCTGGCGTCGATATGTGAAGAATGTCATCGCGATATTCATACGAGTGGAACCCAGCATATTAAAGTGAAAACGGGGAAAGGTGTGCGGATTGTGGCGAAACGCGGTGCGGACCACCCACCACGACCACCACCATCAGTGAATGCGGATAAGGATATTATATATTCATAATGTAACTATGGATAAAGTATCAAACACATTAACCGCAATTAAAGACGCGTCGGTGTCGGGCGCATCAACCGTAGGCGGATTCTTTACTTCAACCGCAGAAAGTGGTGTATCCACATTTAAAGGAACAAGTTTAGGCGAATCATTTTTCAAGAATATAAGTGCGATTATAGTGGTTGTGTTTATTTTGCTTGGAGGTGTATTATATATAGAATTCGCCACTAGCGGATCACCAGGCACAAACGGGGCGGCCGGACCCAAAACACAATACATTGATAAAACGGTGTATATTGAACCGAATACCGGTCTCGACGCAGGGCGGCAATCAGGACGAGCCCTTCCAACTGATGTTCCGTGGACTGTTCCCGCATTAAGTATTAGAAATGAACTCACTGAAGCGTTTGGGTCTAAATATAGTGAAGCTGAACTGGAAAATATACATACAAAATGTAGCGATAAATTCTGTGTTATGAATCAGAAATCACCAGAGGATTTAGAGAAAGCGTGTAATTCGGTGACGGACCGAACGATGTGTGGTACGAAGTGCTGCTGTGGATGGACGAAATACGTTGGATATGAAGGCGATAATGACCCAACCGTTATTATGAATACTGCGGAGTCGAATGCGAATGATCCTAGCGGCGCTAGTGCGACGGTCCCGGGGAAGTGTGTTGCGGGGAACTCAAAGACGCCGTTTGACCGGACAGACTTGAAGAACCAGGAACGTGATATCGAGTATTATTATTATTTAGGACAGTGTGTTGGCGGGAGGGGGTGTATGAATAAAGGTGTGGTTCAGGCGTAATTATTATTATTATTATTATTATTATTATTATTATTATTATTATTATTATTATTATTATTATTATGTAAGTGTATTTTATACAGAAACTAATTTATAATAATAATAATGCCTAATAACCAGAACCAGAACCAGAACCAGAACCAGAACCAGAACCAGAACAAGATTGGTGGTTACAGATTTTCGCCAGCAAGGTCGAGGAATAGAGACGCTACTGTCAAAAAACATCACGGGGCGCACGCCTCTCACAATTTGCCACACCCATTACAGAACCAATCGGAACTTCATAAAATAATGTCGCTGTTTCAATGAGTAATCAAATCATAATATTAATCGAAAAATTGATATATAAAAACAATATGTTATCATATATCAATACACTTCATTAAACACTCACCAACCACCACCAACCGACGACAATGATTATCCCTGTGAAATGCTTCACTTGTGGCAAGGTTCTTGCCGACAAATACCGATACTATTTAGCCGAAGTGCGTAAAATAAAGCTTTCGCGCGATCTTGATGTTGACAAGGTTATTTACATGACTGCGGAATTTATAGACAAAACACCTGAAGGCGAGGTAATGGACACGTTAGGGCTTACGAAGATGTGTTGCCGCCGTCATATGCTTACTCATGTAGATATTGTTTAAGAGGGTATGGCATAAATGCTCCGCCGCTGGCCTATATTGATAGTCAATTATTTTTATTATAATAATAATAATAATAATAATAATAATAATAATATATATCAAATGGCAAGTAGTCGTAATAGTAAGAAGCGCTCTAGTCGTCGAGGTGGACGTGGTAAGCGTACCGAAAAGAAACTAAAGCACAAATGGCATCAGCGTGGATGTCAAAATCAAACGGGTGGTAGTAGTATTACTGGTGGATGGGCCTGGGGACCGAGTGACGTTCATCATCAAACAGCCACAAGCCCAGCTGGAAGCGACGTGGCACCTCATTCAATAAATGGCAATCATTATGCTGTTAATACTGGGACAGTAGCACCACCACAGGCAAGTAATGCTATTATTGAAAGGCAAAATACACAAACGGCCGGTCGTCGTCGCGGTCGTGGCCGCGGTCGGAAAGAAAAGGCTCACAAGAAATATTCACAGAAAAAATCGCGCAGGGTTTCTTGTCAACGAGGTGGAATGGCAGAATATTTACCAGAACTTGTAAATGCTTCAACACGAACAACATTACAGATTCCAGCCAGTATTGCGAACGCGTTACAAGGTTCAGCAACTCCATTTGTATCTGCGGAACCAACGTCACAGCCAATCGGTTCTCCGATTTCTTTGAAGTAAAAATCTAATAATTATATATATTATACGTATCACCCAATGGATAATATATACGCAAAAGTGCGTTCTTTAAGTACCCCCGCCATTATTTATTTTGTTGTCGCATTATTTTTTGTTCTTGGCCGGTTGTTTGGTGACATCTATTGTTATGCCCGGTCAAAGGAATGCAATTTAGAGGAAACCGTTTTACAAACGTTTTATTTATTAATATTTACCATTATATGGACATGGGTTCTCAATACATTGTATTCTCGTGGATACCATAAAACTGCGTGGGTTATGTTGATTATCTTTCCTGGATTTTATATTTAGATATATATAATACATACCGTATTTATAATGGATATCATCAACCGTGTTCGTTCATTATGCACCCCCTCACTTATATTTTTCGTAATTTCGGTAATTTCATTGATGCTTATGATTTTAGACAATATTGAAAATACCCATTCATATTGTTTCGGAAATGTAAGCTGTAATGTCGCGAATACGTCGATGATTTTTTTGGTTAAAATCGTCTTTGTTGTCGCCTGGACGTGGTTTTTAGATATATTATGCTGCCGCGGTTATGAAAATCTTTCGTGGTTTATTCTCCTTCTTCCATATATATTTTTATTAATAGTGATGATGTTTGTCGCATCTGAAATCAGACACACGAGCAAATTAAATGAGGCGAGTGTCGCAATCCAAATTCAAGGTAACAATGATGCGTTTGGCGGAATGATGCGATTTTAAGTCACGATTATATACCCGTAAATCATAATAAACAATTTTCATTATGATTTCATATACAGAGACATATATAACACAGATATTCGTACTGGACGCATAAATATTGTGAGTATATAATAGAAGCAGTAATATATACGAAGTATGGATTCTGACCCAGAACTTCCGTGGAAAGTAATCAAGCGTTTATTCAATGATGATCCGCAAATGATGATTCGTCACCATATAGACTCATACAATGATTTCTTTGGGAAAGGTATTTTCAAGATATTTCGCGAGAGAAATCCCATTATTCTACAGAAAGAGCAGGATCCAGATACACAAGAGTTTAATCTTCGCTGTGAATTATATTTAGGTGGAAAAAATGGTGACAAGGTTTATTTCGGAAAACCGGTGATCTACGACGATGACCGTGAACATTATATGTTTCCAAATGAGGCACGATTGCGCAATATGACTTATGGAACTACTATTCATTACGACATCGATGTCGTATTTAAAATTGCTGTTCCGGATAGCGGCGAGGGAGGCACGGGCACTCGAATCGAAGTCACAACTGCGACACTTGAGAGAATTCTACTCGGTAGATTTCCTATTATGATTCAATCAAATCACTGTATTTTACACGGCCTTGAACCGAAGGCGCGGTTCTATATGGGTGAGTGTAAAAATGATTATGGGGGGTATTTTATTATTGACGGCAAGGAAAAGACGATTGTTTCTCAGGAGAAATTTGCCGACAATATGATTTATATTCGTGAAAACAATGAAGACAATGTTTATACGCACGCCGCCGATATTCGCACCGTAAGTGAAGATGCGTCTAAACCTGAGCGTACCTTGTCCGTGCGTATCGTCGCATCAACATCTCTCCTCACTAACAAACAAATCGTTGTGAATATCCCGAATGTGCGTTCCCCCGTCCCTCTTTTCATCGTTATGCGTGCGCTTGGAGTCATCTCTGACCGCGATATCCTCGAATTCTGTCTTCTCGACCTTGATGAAAACTCCGAACTCCTCGATAATTTCATTCCGTCTATCCACGACGCGAACAAGATATTCACACAGGAAGGTGCGATCAAGTTTATTGCGACACTCACCAAATCCAAAACAATCCCGCAAGTCCACGATATCCTTATGAACTACTTCCTGCCCCAGGTGGGCGAGACGAATTACATCCAGAAGGCGTATTTCTTAGGGAATATGGTCTATAAATTACTCCGTGTATATCTCAAAATCGACGCCCCCACTGACCGCGACAGTTTCAAATTCAAGCGTATCGAATTAAGTGGTACGCTGATTTTTGATTTATTCAAGGAGTATTATGCGCTTCAGCAACAACATATTCGTCTCTCGATGGACCGCGAATATTTCAAAGACCCAAAGAAATACGAGAAGAATTTTATAGGCCTTATCCAGATGAACTACCAGGAATTCTTCCGCGAACGCATCGTTGAAGACGGATTCAAGAAAGCATTTAAAGGGAATTGGGGTGCGACCGAGCATACGAAGCGGATAGGGGTCATCCAGGATTTGAACCGTCTATCATATAATTCGTTTATTTCACATCTGCGTAAAATCAACCTGCCTATGGATAGCAGCGCTAAAATTGTAAAACCACGTATGCTCCACGGATCTCAATGGGGAATGATTGATCCAGTTGATTCACCAGATGGTGCGAATATTGGGTTTCATAAACACCTGGCGTTTGGAACGAGGATTACAAATCATTGTTCGGCTTATCCTATGATGCAGTGGCTCCGAGAGGTTGTGAAGATGCATCTTCTTGAAGAAAGTACGCGAATGTTTCTGTATTATACTACCAAGGTATTCGTCAATGGAACATGGGTTGGGTCGGTTACTCGACCAGAAGAAACGATGCGCCTTATTCGACTTCACCGACGTAATGCGCTTATCCCGATTTATATCAGTTGTCGATGGGATATTAAAAACAACGAAATTCACGTATACACCGATTCGGGTCGTCTATGTCGTCCGATTTTCTATATTGATGAAGAGACAGGACGACCTAGTTACGATAAAGACGAAATACTTGAAATGATACGTGGTGGAAAGGCATCCTGGGAGCAAATGACGACAGGATTTACCGCGAAGTCCGACCCGACATTTAATCCATCTCATTGTAATTATTATACCATTGATGAGCTTTATGGTCGAGCACACGATACCTCTGCGTTGTCCGCAAAACAGAAGGTGACGGAGGATGTCGCTCGTGTAAATACGATTGAGGATTTCCGGCGTTTGAAATCGACGCAGGCCATTATTGAATATATCGATACTTCTGAAACGGAATCCACGTTGATTTCAATGACACATAAATTCGAGAGACCGGTGGCAGCGGCGGCAGTGGCCGCAAGCAGCGGAAGTAGTGACAGTGACAGTGACAGTGACAGTGACAGTGGCAGTGGCAGCAGGCAGAGAGATATCGAACCCGAGGAGGAGATAAAGAAAGACGAAGGTAGTCGCAGCACTGGAGCTCTAACACCCAGAACTCTTGCCAAGGCGCGAGCGTTTGACATACGCCTGCGTGAACAGCTGCGAAAAAAGGAAGCCGCCGCCGCCGCCGCCGCCGCAAATGAAGCACAATCCGGTGGTGCTGGAAGCGACGGCGGAGGCGGAGCAGCAGCGGTACGTAAACACCGTCGCAAACACCGCCGCCGCAGTAGTAGTAAGAAGCACCGCGGACTTTCATTATCCGCCGACGGAAAACATTATACACATGTCGAAATCCATCCATCACTTGTTATGGGTGTAATGGGAAACCAAATTTGCTTTCCAGAAAATAATCCTGTAGCACGTAATGTGTTTGGTTGCGGACAAGCCAAGCAAGCCGCGTCGCTTTATCACAGTAACTATCAGGTCCGAATTGACAAAATGGGTGTCGTCATCAACAATGGTGAAACTCCTATCGTGAAAAGCCGGTATTTGGATCTCATCAATCGCGAGGAACACCCCTGCGGTTTCAATGCTATTGTCGCGATTATGTCATTTAACGGATACAATGTCGAAGATTCGATATTATTCAATGAGGCGTCGATAAAACGCGGGATGTTTCGAATCACATATTATAATATGTACGAAGCACGTGAAGAAAGCAGTAGTGTGCGCGGAGCCCAAAGGGATACCCGGTTCGCGAATATTCAAAAAGAAGGAGCGATTGGTACCAAACCTGGATACGATTACAGTTATCTTGATGACAATGGTCTTATTCGCGAAAACACCGAGATGGATGATAAAAAAGTTGTAATTGGTATGGGGTCAGTCAGTATTCAAAACGAGGGCGGTCAATTGCGCGATATGTCGACAATGCCAAAGAAAGGACAGCTCGGGTTCGTAGATAAAGCATTTATGACAGAAGGCGAGACCGGTTTTCGTATCGGAAAAGTCCGAATTCGCGAGGAACGTTTCCCGTCGATTGGTGACAAGTTCTGCTCTCGTTGTGGTCAGAAGGGGACGGTCGGATTGATTATCCCAGAGAAGGATATGCCATTTACGAAGGATGGGATTCGACCGGATATTATTATTAATCCTCACGCGATTCCGACACGTATGACAATCGGCCAACTCATCGAGTCACTTATGGGGAAGGCGTGTGTTCTTCACGGGGGGTTTGGTAATTGTACCGCATTTACGAACAACGGGACGAAACACGAATCGTTTGGGTCAGTTTTGACAGAATACGGATATCATTCATCCGGCACTGAAGTGTTATACAATGGAATGACAGGAGAGCAATTGAAGAGTGATATTTATATCGGGCCCACTTACTATATGCGTCTCAAACAAATGGTTAAAGATAAAATCAATTATAGGTCGAAAGGTCCGCGCACCCAACTAACGCGTCAAACAGTCCAAGGTCGCGCAAATGACGGTGGTCTTCGTGTCGGTGAAATGGAGCGTGATGGAATATTGGGCCACGGTGCTGCGCATTTCCTGAATGAATCACTGATGGTGCGCGGCGACGAGTATCATATGGCGGTTTGTAATAAGTCGGGTATGATTGCGATCTACAACCCGAATCATAATCTATTTATGAGCCCGATGGTGGATGGACCGATTAAATATTCGGGGGCGTTGACGGATGCTGGCGGCGCAGGAACGGGCAGTGGTGCGAGTGCGAGTGTAATCCAAATGACGAAATTTGGTCGGTCATTTAGTATCGTTCGTATTCCATACTGTCTCAAATTACTTATGCAAGAATTACTTGTTATGAATGTTCAGATGCGTATTATAACTGACGATAATATCGACCAACTTCCGAGTATGTCATATTCGAATAATGTATATAAGGTGTTGAAGGATGGCCAGGGGGGAATGGGTGTAGATGATATCATAGAGAGAAACAGGTTGGCGGCGGGATTGAAACCGCGTCCTCCGGTGTCGTCGTCGACGCAAGGAAGAGGGGACGCGGGCGAAGACGAAGACGAAACCGGAAAAGGCAGTCGCGTTTATTTACCGTCTCGTAGCGAGGCGGACGCAGATGAGGAAAGTCAAACATATATATTGGGTCCAGGTGAATTTATGAAACAATTCGACCCAGATGAACATCCGGAGGAAATCATCGCGGATTTGGATATTGATACAAAGACGAGTATTCATAATTTTGGTTGGCGATTCGCATTGAATCCAGATGTGGCCCGCCAGATGAAAGGACAATACAGCAGCAGAAACGGTGGAAGGGTTGACGCGATTAATCCTAGTAATATGACTAGTGAAGACCTTGTTCTTGAATCCATTATTCTGGATAAAAATGGCGAACCTACCGACCGATGGACGATTAGCGGACGTCGACGCGACCGTGATTATCCTACACATTTTCCCGATGGTTGGTTATCTGGAATGCTTGTGTATCCAGATGATACCCCGATTGCGCCAAGTGATATGGTAGAAGAGTTGCGTAAAACACGCAAACCACTCAACTGGGTTCGCGCGATTATAACCCTTATTGAAAAGCGGATTACTCGAAGAGATCGCAGTGCTTATGAGAAGAACAATGATGTTATGGACGAAAATTCGCGAAATATCGCCGCGAATGCGAAAGAATTGGAGCGTGTATCTAGCGAAATCGAGCGCGCGAAGCGTGAAGGGAATGTCGCGGAAGAGGAGCGTCTGAAGGTTCAAATGACGCGTCTTACAGACGAACGTACGACGTTGAATGCGCTGCGCCGTGATATTGAGTTCAGTTCGGGGAATGAAGAAGCCGCCACCGCCGCCGAATCGGCTGAAGGTCGGCCCAATACACCAGGTTATAGTAAAAGTTTCGATTATTCTCCAGTTGCTGGAGCGGGTGGTGGCGCCGCAGAGGATGCCAATCGTTTGCGCGGTGCGGTAGCTTCATTTAATGAGAAGATGCTTGATAAATATGGGTCTGATGATGAAAATATACCGATTACAGGCGCGACGGGCGCGACGAGCGCGAGCGAACCAAGAACACCGAGATCACCCGCGTATTCATCAATATTTGAAGGTGGCGGTCAACGTGGCGGTGGCCACACCAGTAAATTTATCCCACAAATCCCGACAGGTGTCCTTGAAAGTTATTTGAGTTCGCGTTATTCGGGGGGTGCGGCGATGAACCCGGTTCCGGCGATGGGTCCTTCATTTCAACAAATGGGTGGTGGCGGCGGCGGCGGCGGTGGCGGAAGTAACCTTGGCAGTATGACAACGATGAATGTTCCAGTAGTTGCGACGATGCCAATGGCGGGAATGATGCCGGTTCAGGCTCAAGCTGGTGGCGGTGGTGGCGGCGGCGTCGGTCAGATTATAGGACAAGCTCCACAGGTACAGACCGCACAGCCACCAGCGGCACAAACAGGAGGCGCGCCACCATCTTCATCAGACCCAAACGCATCAGGCGTTAGGACATTTTCTATAAATTTAAAGTAAATACAATACAACAAATACAATACAATAAATACTAATCCGCATTTTAATAGCAATAAATTGAATAATAAAGATTTATTACTATTATATATCAAGAAACACACACGACGCGCATCAATGGCATCCAATACTACGCACGTATCTAGTGGAACGATTTCCACATTATTCAAGTCGAGAAATATTCTCCTTCAACTTTTGGCGAAACAAGGAATGGATATATCCAATTATACCGATTATGGTGTAGCTGAAATCCAGACAATGTATGTCAACAATCAGCTGGATATGCTCTTGACTACCGAAAAAGACATCCACCCATCACGGAAAGTGTATGTCAAATATCATTTAGCCAAAACGCTGCGCCGCGAAAATATTAACCATATGATTGACGATCTCTATTATTTAGAGCAAGCGCTTCAACCAACAGATACTCTTATTATTGTTATGAAACAAGAGGTAAATGATACCCTTGTCAATATTCTGAACGAAATTTGGGAAAAGGACGGTATTTTCATTGTGATTTACTCGCTTGACCGACTTCAATTCAATATCCTCGACCACCAATATGTTCCAGAGCACGTGGTTTTAAGCGAAACAGAGCAAGCGGCGGTTGTCAAGAAGTACAATATTACGGATATGAAACAATTGCCAAGTATTTCGCGATATGACCCGGTTGCTCTTGCGATTGGACTACGCCCCGGACAAGTTTGTAAAATAACCCGTCCAAGTAAAACATCTGTCACAAGCTTATATTTTCGATATTGTAATTGATTTCACGGAATATGGACGTGGACGCATCGTATTTTTTTATTTTGGTATTATAACAGATAGAACCAGTCATTAATTAAAATAGATAAAGATGGCGTGTCAGGCGGCTACAAGATATAATATAAACGGTACTGATTTCGTTGTGCCTGCGGTGGATACCGACCTTGTGAATTCTCAATACGCAAAATTATTGGATGTGTGTCAAGCAACACAAGTATTAGAGAAATTACATAAACAGTTTACCGAGCAGTATGATACTTCAGGCGTTGATTTAATAGCTAATAAAACTACACCCAGCTATTATTTGCGAAATCAACCCACTAGCGCTTCAAATGCTACCTCTATAAATCGGTTTCATAATATTTCAACTGGTGTTTCTGGATTTACAGGAGATGAGGTTTATCGTAAAATGGTCTCAGCGATTTTGAATGGTCTAGATATTTCATCATCAACATACAATACTATTTCTAATGATAATGTCTGGGTCGGTGATTCAAAATTTGACAGCAGCTTTAATGGAATATTTGGCATTAAAAAGGCAATAAGTATGTTAGAATATAGAACAAATGGTATAATTTCCTCTTTGAATAAGAGTAACCCATCATCATCGTCTCAAGATGCGATTTCAAGATTCAATCAGCGTAAAGAAATAAAAAATACATTAGAAGAAGTGTCATATCGTGAAAATGAAATATACAGAGAGAAGGTTTTATATATTTTATTGATAATTGTAGGTATAATTTTGGTGGGAACGCAATTGGCTCAGAATTATTTTAGTGGCGTAGGTGGAGTCGGTTCTAGTGGTGGTAGTGGTGGTGCGGGTCTTGGTGGTTTATTAGGTTTTGGTGTTGGAAGTAGTGGAGGGTTATTTAGTCGGTTTGGTGGATTAGGACTGGGAAGCAGTGGGCGTTCTCATTTTGATATCGGAAATTTATTCAAAAATAGTTCGTATACGTTACAGCAACGGTAATTGAATTCTTATATGTTATAATATTAGATATCTTATATAGGATAATATAACATAAATGTCAGATATTGTATTAACAGATATACCGTATAATAAAGAAAAATCCCCACTATTTCCAAATTCTACACCATTTTCAATCGACAATTTTAAAACCAACTCAACGGGAAACGGGGGAAGCAGTAACGGTGATAAAGCACCAGTCAATATAAAAAACGATGCTGCTTTAGAGAATACACTATCAGCACTTATGACCGAATATTCAAATGACACCAATAATGATAATAAATCCAGCTCTGAAAAGAAAACGGAAGGAATGTTGACAGGAACAAGCCTTAATTTGAATTTGCTTCAGGGTGACCTTTTTTCTTATGGAAAATATGATACATTTAAAAATCCGATACAACCGTTTACGGCGTCGCAACATAGTGATGGCGGAGTTGTTTCTTATAAAGAGGGGTTAACAAATGATATCAGTAGTTCGTCCATATCTACAACCACATCCGGAACAACCAGCGCCGGTAAAAGTCAGAAACTGCTTGATCTTGAAAAAAAATTAAGTGAATTAACAAATGATTATACGACACAGTATCGGTTATATACTGACGATTTACTTACACGATCGCGATTTCTTCAAACCAATAGTCAGTACTTGAATAAAATTATCCGTGACATTTCATATTCTGGAACTGATGTAAGTGCGGCATTTTATTATGTGAACTCATTCGGATATACACATAGATATAAGGATAACGATATTTCATCTGTTTTATTATACGACAAAAAAACGTGTCCAGATATTTCAAGGAATGAAAGTTTACCCAGTGATGATAAGACAAACCCCTTTAAATTAACATCCGGGTCGTTTATTGATATTAGCGGTAGTGGTAGCGCAGGTTTTAGTAGATTTGCTGATTATGCTAGTTATAATATGGCAGGTTACACTCCGTGTTTAACGACCAAAAATGTGAAAAGCGGGTCAATTGACCCTGAATATGCGTGGGTTGATGTAGAAGGCAAGAAACACGTGTATGAAAAGGGTGTATGGCCTGATAAGCGGCATTCATCGTGTTTGACGTCGATTGTAGGTGAACCGATTGAATTAACAACCGACCAATATAATGCTTTACCGACAGCAAGTGATACGCCAATGAAAGCAGATAGTGAGTGTTTTCGCGCAAGTGTGGCACCAACTATCAATACCAAACTGGCTGAAATTAAGAAAAAGATAGACGATATTGTTTCAGAAATCAAGGCAGAGAACCAGAACATTCTTAATAATGCGGCCAATACGACGATTATACAACGAGATAAGACATTGTCTGAAAAATGGTCCAATTTAGACGAAGACATTTTAGCCCAAATTAAACAATTACTTGGTAATTATTATTATCCAGCGGTCTACGTATTCTGGTGTTTCATTATATTGATTGCGGTATTAATGATATTCAAATTTGCGTTTCTATTTGTGTCACCCGGCGGCGGTGGCGGCGGCGGTGGCAGTTATGGGGAATCGGATTCTAGCGGAGTTTCATTATTAGGCGTTGTTATTATGTCTTTGATTGTTATATTTGCGGTCTATTACTATTTTTCGTATACATACAATCTTAATGTAGATATCACCCGGAATGACATAAATACCGTTTATACGGCTACTTAATTAATGGCCTGGATGGCCGGCAGGATGGACGAATTAACGGACAGGTGACGTGACTTCAGCAACATTACCAGACAATATTATAATCTGTATATATTGTAATATTGTAATATTGTAATATTGGTTCAATATACTAACACTATACTACAAACGTAATAATAATGAGTTATTCAGATTCATCACAACTACTTAATAAACAGGCGGAATTAAAAGCGCTTCAAACGAAATATAATACATATACATCAACATATCAACCAATTGTCGCAGTGCCAACTTCGATTGATAACATAAACGCAATATCATTAACACCTCCACCGCAAGGTATTCGAGCAGGTGAAGATTTTGGCGAATATTGGAAGTTTGTGTCTTCGGGAGATATCAATGCTTCGGCGTGTTGGACTTCGGCGACAAGAGACCCAAGAATATTTAAAAAGGTGGTGTATACCGGTATTTCTAATACAGATAATACGTGGAATAAACAATGCTATGGTCTTGTTTGGAACGCACCAGCTGACGCATCATATAATGAATATGCCAATGGATATGCGACGATGGTAACAGCTGACGCAAACAGTGGATTTACAAGTGATGGTGTCGCATTAACATATACCAAAACGAATATAACTAGTCAAGATAAATTAAATGAAGCTGCTCAAATCGCGGATTTAAAGTCGCGTATTGATTCATTAATTGAGGAAATTGCTGTTGTAGCTGGTGCGTCAATTAACAGTGAACTTACCTCGCTGTCACAAACATCGGCAGATCAAAAGAGTTTGATTCAAAATATAAATCAGTATATGAATACAAGCGCTCAACAAATCGACGCAAGCAACAGTATTATCGATAAACGCAAAAATCTGAATATGCTTTATGAAGATATAAATAATCAAATCACGTTGAAAACCAAGAAATATAAATTCATAATGTATTTTGTGGTTGGACTTATTATAATAATATCATACTTATCTTATGTTTCCAAACTTTCATTATTAGAACAAATCGCCGAACTCGGAAATTGGATGAGCTGGGGATGGTGGACTAATTGGGGCGTTATCACATTTGTAGTTGTTTTATTAATCGTGTCTTCATTTGGATGGGATATGAAAGGAAATATTGCGATGATTTTTCGGTATATATCTGATCCAGAATTTTGGACCGGACAAATGTGGTGGGTTGGTATATCATTTTTATTAATAATTGTTGTATTTGCGTATGCGTCATTTAAATCATTTTTCAATGAAGCCGCCATTACTTTGGATAAATTGGGTGAATAATAATTAAATGACGACAATATTTTATGATTATATAGTAGTAATCATAAAAATATGTTTTATCAAAATTCAAATGATTTAGTAAAAAATGCCACTATGAAAACAGGACACGTTCAGAATTCAAATGCGACCCAACAAGAGATAATACAACAAGTTCATCCTATTAATGGTAATGGTAATAGTAATAGTAATATGGTCAATGGTGATCACGGTGGTGGTGGCGGTGGCGCTCGAGGCACAGACACGCATTCATTAAGTATCGGCGCGCAATTCCAAAATGCTATTCAAAATATATTTGGTTCTATTACTTCTGGAGGGTCATCATCCAATACCGATATTATTGAAGGAATACAAGGCAATAACGCAGCACCTACAGTTGCTAATCCAGGCTCAGGTCCAATCGGTGGTAATGGAGATGGAGATATGACACAACTCGCGAGTTCTACTGTGAATGAAGATAAAGCATATGTTCAGCAAGAAAATACTCACCGACGCAAAGTAGCCGCGGTAGATAAACTTCTAACACTTGAAAACAAGCAAAGACTTGGCGAATGGGCGAAGATCATTGACACGGCGGGCGTTTCAAAACACGGTTATATAACTAAGGATCGTATATTTCAAATATGGCTAGAAAAAGAACCGAAAAACTGGTTCGAAACATTGAATATGAAACAAAATAGTGGGGTATTAGGCTGCCCTGTAGCCAGTGGAAACCTTAAAACAATCGAAATTGGTGTGAATTGGGATGCGATTAAACCATTTACGATGGTATACGCAAAAAATGATAACAGTCTTACTACCCCACTGTTTATGCTAACAAATGATGGGGTTCGCGATGTTAAGCGCAGCAAAGAAGAGAGTGGTTTATTTTCGTGTGGAAATGAACGAACAAATGTATTCGTAACAGAACGTCCATCGGCCGATTTTGATAATTCAGCAAAGACGAATCGTCAAGGATGCTACATTGTAAATACTAACGTGAAAGATCAGACCTTTAAGGATCGCGGATTTACGTATCAAGAAGATTTGTTTGAAGCCTCTATATCACAATGTAAACGCCGGGCAGAAGATTTAGGTAGTTCTTATTTCCTAGTATCTGAATCCGCAAGTGGCAAACATCCCAATAAGGGAGGGTGCTGGGTGTATACTGGTAGTGGAGAACCAAACTTGAATGGATTATTGACCTACGATGAAGGTGCGACAAAATGTAATAATGCTAACGAGGTCGAAGGCGATGAAGATGGTTTTATGAAATCATATGGGCCTACAATTTTACCGCGTTTGTATGGAAATTCAAGACCGGTAAAATCGATGGCTCTTTATTCATTAAAGGTCGGTGGGCCGACCGGCGTGGATTCGATGAATCAAAATGGTCGAGGTTATGTTGGTCGTATCGCATATATCGATCATAATGGCGAGAGACACGATTACCCTGAATCAGCACTTTCCTATATTAGATCGGGTGAAAAGGATAAAGACAAATTGGAATATGTCAATATCGGTGCGTATGATACCCGTTCCAGTGAAAGTTCATATAGCTTGAAAGAAATAACACCGGGTTCATTTAGTGATGCGACTAATTTATTATATAAAGCATCGAGAGATGGATGGAGTCCACATACATTTCATCAGAAATGCGATGATAAGGGCGCGACATATACACGGGCCGTTATAAATGATGGAAGAGTTCTTGGTGCGTATACATCGGTTAGCTGGTCGTCCAATGTACAGAGTTATAAGGGAGATACAACCGCATTTTTATATGACGGATCAGAGAAATATACCCCGAACAATGGTGCGTGGGGCGCGGGAACTTATGATACATATATGAACAGTGCGTATTATCCAACATTTGGTGGAGGACACGATTTTTATACGAATGGTCAAACACTATACAATAATGCGTATACCTTTTTAACGAATAATAGAAACGCGCCATTTGGACGGAGAATGTATAGTTACCAGAGTTATACTCTATCCGATCTTGAGGTCTACGCAGTAGATGCGACTATATTTCCAAACACACTCGATTATGCGAAACGGTCTCGGACAATGCCAGTTGGCGAGGTGATGACAGCATCATTTGATAAATGTCGGGAAATGTGCGACGGAGATGACAAGTGTGGCGGGTTCGTATATACCAAGGGTAGCGGTGGTGCTGACGGAAAATGTGAATTAAAAGACAAAGCTAAAATGTACCCGGTTGGTCTGCGTGTAGCGGACCCAACAAAGCAACTTATGTTGAAAGTTCCGACTGTAAATGGTTCAATTAGTGATACTGCGTGCGGATCAAAGGCGGATGTGAATGGAGGAGGAAAGGCATATAATCTCATTGACAGCGGTCAATATATGTATTATCCTGACGGCGGAGTAATGTCTTCCAGCACAAAGTGTAAAGTATCATCATTGATTCCAAAGGTTGGGAACTTACAACCCGTTAATGTTAATCCTCTTGTAAATGCGGTAGATAAACAATTTTCTACGACAAATACGGCAATATTTGACTACGGCGCACAAACCGCAGTTCCTGGTGTAACTTTTAATCAATCACCGGAAACGTTTATTAACTTTCGTGAGGGACTTAGCATTGAAACGGATATTAGTGCGGTTGCCAGCACCTATGGTAGTACAATGTCTGGCGTTGGCGCTACATTAAAAAAAATCGGGAATGCTCAATATCAACGTGAACGATTAGATGCTATAAAAGATGAAAGCAGTAAATTATTGATTTCAGAGTCTTATAAATTTATTCTTTGGAGTATTTTAGCAATTTTGGCAGTTATGGCATTACTTAAGTTAAAGGAAATGTTCGGTCAAGAAGATATTGGTGAGGGTGATGGTGGAGGTGGAGGTGGAGGTGGTATTTTAGGATTTATAACATCTCTATTAGGTTTAGGTTCTGTGAAATTAAATGATGTCGCAGATAGAACCGGTGATATGAAAGCGGCGTTAAGTAACGCCGGTGATACATTAAAACAAACTGGTGAAAACCTTGTTACAGGTATTACCGAAGGCGCTGATACATTGGTGAATTCTGTAAATGATGCCGCAAATAACGCGGTTGATGGCGCGAAAAATATAGCTGGGCAAGTCAGTGAAACCGCGACAAATGCTGTAAATAGTATAGGAGAAACTGCGTCGGCGGCTGTAACATCTAGCACCACGCCAGCGTCCGCGTCTGCTCCTACTTCTAGCATATTTAATGGACCTGGTGGCGGCGCCCAAAATAATGTTAAAACTGGCGGACGGTCATCTCCCAAAGCATTACGTCGAAAGTAAATAAAATATAATTATTATTTATGGATTGTAAATAATAAATAATAATCATCGCAATATATAATAATCATAGCAATATATAATAATGGCGTATCAAATGAATAAAGATACTAAAATATTGTTGGTTTTATTGGCAGTTGTTGTATTATGCTCGGCTAAATTATTAAAGGACTATCTTTATCGGAATCAGTATATTGAAGGGATGACGGTGGTTTCGCAGGAAAGCAGCGTTCAACTTCGTCGACCAACCACCGGCTCGATAACTGCGGATATTATGTTTACAGTAACGCTTGGGAGTGATTTACTTAGTACCAGCGCATTATCTATTTCTTGGAGTGGAGCTGCGGCAGCTACTGGTGATGTTGTATTCTCATCAGCCGCGACAAATTATATAGCAACCGCGTCGGGATATACAATTCCTTCACCCGCCGCCACACTGACAGGAACGTTGGCTACGTTCGGTAGTTCAGCCATAAAGATACCAAGTGGAACACGAATTTTGATTACTATTAAAGGTGTAACCATAAATAATAAAAAATCAAGTGCCGCCGATTATACAGATCCCGACTCAATTGAATTTACAATTACAGGGACGACTGGTGATAGTACAAAGAAAGTAATAAAAATTTTACCATATGCTGATATTGGTTCCTCAAAATTCACTGCTCCCACTGGTGCGACTGTTACACAAGTTAGAGATTCAATCACCGCAATTAATACCCGTCTTCAAACTACTGGTGTGACCGCACCAGATGCGGCTGAAGTAGATAACCTAACCAAGGCTCGTTCTGCGCTTATTGCGTTATTGGCGTCGACCTACGGAACCGTCAAAGAAGCCGGGCAAGTTTTTGAGTCTGGCGCGCTCTATGAAGCACAGCAAACTGCGATTGACTTCATATCGAAAGAGAAAGTCCGGGCGTCATCTAATGCTGACGCACTTTCCAGTGATAATTTAAACAAACGGCGTATGGCACAAATCAATACATATTATACGCGGAATTATGAAGCGAATTCCAATGTTATGAAAAATGTGATTTACATTTCGGTCTCGTTGATTATACTTGCCGTATTACGAAATAAGAATTTAATACCTAGTTCTATTTCAACTTTAGGCATTGTTTTAATACTTACTATGGGTGGTATTGTTATTGGAACACAAGTATTTGATATAATGAGTCGCAATGATCAAGATTTTGACAAATATGATTGGAACTTCAATGAAGAGCAAATGAATCAGAAGACATTAAGTGATAAGAATTCTGAAATGTCTAGTTTATCTGATATGGGTATTGGTGGAGCACCTTGTTACGGCGCAAGTTGCTGTTCTGTCGGCACAACCTGGAATAGTGGTATGAAACAGTGTATTCCTTCTGTAAATCGTATATCTGGAAGTGCTGTATGGACGCCGCCTGCTTCTGGTTCACTAACCGGTAAGCTTACAGTTAAGCTCACAATCGCAACTGCGTTGCTGGCAGCAGATACCATAACTATAACATTACCAAGTGGAGTATTTACTGGAACAGCTGCGCTTACAGCACACACTCAGTTAACCGGTACTACAGTATCAACAACCACGAATACATTGACAGTAAAGGCGGGTGGGATATCTGTTGGGAATGTGGCAGATATTGAAATTACTGGTATGTCAGTTCTTGATTCGGCCACATATTTACAAAAACAACTCACTGCTAGTACAAGTAAAGATGTAAATGAAATTGGTATTATTATATCTGGAATCTAATATAATCTTATTTATAATCTGATATAATCTTATTTATAATCTTATTTATAATCTGATATAATCTTATTTATAATCTAATAAATATAGTAGTTATTAGATTATTGTATTATGGGTATTGCGATTAATGATGTTGAAGATGTGTCAGATGAAGACAAACAACGGGCATTGGAAGGTGAAAAATTAATGAGAGAGGCCTCCAATTCAGCAAATGTTATTATTTCACCTGAAACTGTAATAAAACGGGGTGAACAACAACCATTGAACCAAGTTTTAGAGTCATCGCAAAAAAATATAAATGTAGTGAAACAAATTATATCTCAAGGCGGTGTAAGTGGACCCGATAAGGACAAATTTGATATAAGTCAAGCTCACGGAGAATGGATAAAATCGCGTAATGAATATAATTCGTGTCCTAATAAAATAATAGAAACAAGTGTTCGCTATACAACTTTAGTAAATGGAAAAGCCGGGCAAAATGAAATCTTAAAGGCACAACAAGATCGTAACACAATAAAGGATACGTGTGATAAATCGCACGATCGCGTTATTGAAACCGCCAGCAAATATATTGAAATTGACCGCCGTGTACGAGAGAATCGCATCAAAGATCAAAACACATATCCGACAGAAACGTTTGAACAACGCGGTGGTAATAGTAATAGTAATTTCGGAAGTGTAATAGAAGGATTTGATTTTTATGATCGTGATAATACTATTACCGCAGCATCCCCATCTATCAATCAGAGATTTCCAAGACTTACTGATACAAATAAGACGTCTGAAACAAATAATACAATTTTACCGTGGAACCAATATTACACAGAATGTGATTATAACAATGAACTCTGTAAGCAAGCAAACATAAATAAAGATACATATTTATCGTCCATTAATAATTTATTTGATACGGCTGAACAAAAACTCAAGATGTATAAAAATGCGATTGATTTAAAGTTCAGCCCTGATAGTACCAAAGAATTAACTAATATACTTGATTATAATAATGGAGCAATAGTAGAAACAGCTATAAAAAATCAGCAAAAAGATATAGCATTATATAAACAAAGAGCTTTATACGATTATGAACAGTATAATAATCTTTCATTTGTAGAAGACGCGTTCACCTTTGTGTATTATGCGATATTTGCCATATTTGTGTTTTTATCATTGCGCGATTTATTTTCATCATATAAGACATATGACAAACGAAATCTTATCATTATTATATTATTAGGTATATACCCGAAATATATATTGAATATTATATTGTGGGCGTTGAATGGGTTAACATCGATAACGCGGATGCTTGGAGTAAAAAATATTAGTTTTTGGTATTAGTTTGTATTAGAATCAACGTGTATGTATCAATACAATCATTCCTATTCCTCACTGCCACCGCTACTTTCATTTCCGTTTTCGCCGGCTTCGCCAGCTTCGTCGTCGTCGTCATATACAATTCGGCATTTCTTCCATCCCTTACCTGATGGTTTACCGTACTTCTTCGTCATATAGTCGTAAAGCTCATTGCCCTTGGGGATATTCTTACCGTGTTGGACGACATACCATTTCTTGAACTCCTCGTATAATTCAGTCTTCTTGATACACGTATCTTCGTCGGCGACGGGACGAATCTTATCGCGGAAGAATTCCGATAGGTAGTCTTGAGTATTACGATACTTATTACTGCTTGCTGTAACTGCGGCACACGTTCTCACCTTTCCATCTGTTTCAAATGCCTTCTTGACGAGCATCGCCATAAAGACATTTACCCATGTCTTGATTTTGACATCCAGATTCTTGTCGATGAGGAACTGATACGGCTCATCAGGGTCGTCTGACTTCGGTTCCTCGCAGAATTTAGATTTATAAGGGCAAAGACGGATACGACGCCAGGTGCCGTCATCATTGCTCTTGATATCGAACAGTACGTTTGTACATACAACCAACTTGAATTGTGGAACAAATGTAATCGTGTTCTTGAACAGCGCACGACCACTCATCTCATCTCCACCGGTGATTTCCTTCAGGATACCTTCATTGATGCGGTCGCCCTTCGTCGGTTCCTGCATAACCGCATATCTGACCCCTTTAAGCACGGCGAGTTCTGGTGAAGCACCACCAATCATCGCGCGTTTTTGCGTGACTGCGGTAATAGGCAAGACCGCTTTGTATTCACCCATCACAGCCGACATCAGTTCGATGAGTTTGGACTTGCCGTTGCTTCCACCACCGATATAAATATTGAATGTTTGTTCACGGTTTGAACCTATGAGAACTGAAGCAAGATGTTCCCACATATAAGTTCGCAGTTCGACTTCCGGGAAAAGCTGTGCCATAAACTCGTTGATTTCGTCGATTTGTGCCTGGTGTTTGTTTGTATCTAGAGGAATATAATCGATTTTCGTGGTTTTCGATAAATTGTCGTCGGGTTGGCCACGCCGGAAGGTTTTATGCGTGAAATCGATGACACCGTTCTTGAAGCATAGGAGCTCTGGGCGAGTATCTATCTTCTCAATAAACTCGTTATCATAGAATTGCTCGCGCACCTCACGCATAATGTTGTTCTTGAAACTAGTTGTCTTTAATTTGGTACAGATATCTACGATACGACGCGACCGTTTTCTTGATGATGTATATTGGTCAGATGTTGGATCTAGACCAGAAGTTACGTCCATAATCTCTCGGTGTTTCTTCGTATAAATATCGTGCATATCTTTGGAGATGAGCGCGCGAAGCGAGTTTCCCTGGTCGCATTCTACCCAGCGGTTCTTGTCGAATTCATACCACTGGTTATCTTTCACACTAACACAAACGAATCGGTCCTTGAAAATCGTGTATAGCACCGTTGCCAAATCAACATCTGTTGACGCGTCATTGGTCGTCTCATTACAGATTGTCTGGTGGATAAAGTTGTCGATGGTTTCATTTCGAATCCGCGTATAATCCTCGAAACAGTCGTTTTTCGCCCAATACATAATTGATCGGCGGGTCAACCCATCGGGGCTATACGGGAAATTACACCACGTGTCGTAACTCTTCATAATATCCGTGAATTTGAATTTGCTTGACTTCGCGCTGAAAAGCATCCAAGAGAGGAATAGCTTGTCGCTGGTATTGTGAAGCGCGAGACCTACACGCAGCCATTTATCATAGGGATCATAATACTGTTCTGGTAGAGCCATCGTATAATGGTGTGTTTCTCGGATTTCATATTCGGTCGGCTCAAGCATATTCAGCATCGTTTCCACCGCAATATTGAGTTCCGCCAGATTGGTGATTTTATCCATCATAATCATACCATTTTGGCCCACGATTCCATTTCCGGCGCCACCTGAGGCGCCATTGGCTCCACCGCCAGATAATACAAGACGAAGGCGTCTACCTCCTTCTCCATTGGCTCCACCAGCACCATTACCGCCACCACCACTTCGCTGTGTTCGTTGCTGATTCATTAACGCGTCATATTCCGCCTTCAATGCGGAATTACCAGCAATTAATGGGAAACGTGGATATACTGTTGTCGCACCAGCAGCAGATTGAACCGATAATTTCGCGAAATTATCCTTCACGTTGAATTTGCTTGTTTGCTCTTCCTGACACATCCACGCACCATCATCATCATCTGGGTCACGTCTCATCACGAAATGATATTTCAACATATATGCCTTATGCCCTGGTTTTCTTGAACCGTAAAGTTGCCAGTTGGTATGACCGCGCGAAATACCTTCATCCAGAACATCATTCCAAGAATTTGTAATCGGCAAATCCGTCCATATTTCCTGTAGTTCTTTCAACATTCGTGATCGAAGCATTCGCTGGATGGGTCGGTCAATCGTTGCGCCAATCATCATATGAATCCCGTCCTTTGTTACATCATCTAGTTGATTGACATCGCCTTTTTCGAAAATATAAACAGGGATTCTTACATCACCTGGGAACTGAATGAGAGTTTCAAGCATTTCAATATAAGATTGAATCATATCCAGTACGTGTTCCTTTGAATGCTGTCGCTTGGTGATACTGGTATCATACCGGAAATCGAAATCCACCATAAGTGGTCCACATTCCGGATTTTGCTTCTCCGTCAAATATTCCTGCTTTCCATTTTCGAATACGTGTGTATGATATTTTCGCCAGAAAATCGGCAATCCCGCCGGAGGGATTGTATAAACCCCGCCGAAAATGTTGAGTGCTTTATCCCCGATTCTGGTATGTGTGTAAGCCTCACCTGGTTTTGAAACGTGATGTTTCATAAATTGTTCGTATGTCATTCCATTACATAATGACTGATACGCAGCAGTTGATGAGTCTGTGTTTGTTGTAGATGCCCCCACTGTCGAAACCGCGTCGTCACCACCGTTTTGTAAAGTTGTCATTCTATAACGTTCGTCGCCTTGTTGTATTACTGATTGGCCTGTAAAAAGTTCAATTTTGTTTAAATTATGAATTGAAATACGTGTGTAATAAATAAAACACCGTTTGTTATACTATATAATACAAAGGTTTTTATCTCAATTTGTCTAAATTTGATCCCCCTAAAACGACCCTTCGACTTTTTCGTTGCGCCGGACCCCCAAAAAAAGGGGATACTTAATTTTTGATTTCCTGGAGAAAATACTTTTTAAAAAAACCGATTTCACCCGTAGATTTTTTTTTTGAGAGTCGCAGAGGGTAAACGAGACCATAATCAGTAAGGCTGATTTTTATGACAGCATATTGGTCTGGGTTGAACTAGTGTGTCGCGCCGTTTTCTGCGGGGTTATCGTCACGGTTCGCTCCGAAAATGTCGGATTTCGGTCGGTCGGTCGGTCGGTCGGTCGGTCGATGAAATAATAAACATAAAAAGAAAATTATGTGATTGTGTAAATTGATTATGAATACATCCGACCCCTCTAAAACTGATGGGGATTCCACATCCACCGTCAACGTCGCAATCCCCAAGGAAACCATCCTGCGTCTTTTAAAGGATATAAGGTGTGTTATGTCTGATAAATCTTTAGAAGAAGGCGGTATTATGTATCGCCATAGTGAGACCGATATATTGACCGGGTTCGCGTGTATTGTCGGTCCATCGGATACGATGTATTTTGGTGGATACTATTATTTTATGTTTAAATTCCCGACGAATTATCCGCATTCGCCGCCAGTTGTGTCTTATTTGACGAATACTGGTAATATACGTTTTCATCCGAATTATTACCCGAATAAGAAAGTATGCGCATCGATTGTAAATACGTGGCGAGGTGAACAATGGACTGGCTGTCAGAGTATAGAGACGATGTTGATTACATTTCAGTCTCTTCTTGATAATCAACCGTTATTACACGAACCTGGTATACGGGCACAACATCAAGACTTTAAACCATATCATACAATTGTTGAGTATTTTAATTATGACTTTGCGTGTATGAGTTTATTAATGGATGTTCAACGACATATTGCTTTAGAGCCAGCATTTATTCCTAGTTTTGATCAGTTTATGTTACGGCATTTTCAAAAGAATAAAACACAGATCCGAGAGATTTTGGTGGAGAGGAGCAAATCAATCCCAGCGAACTCACAGTATCGTATATCATTATACGGCGGAATGGCTAATACCATCTCATATCAGACACTGATCGAGAGATTTGATACTGTGTTTATGACACTTATAAATGAAAAAATAAAGGCGTTGATGCCGTCTCTGGACGCCTGATATAAGTATTCGTTTTCAACGTTACTTTTATTGACAATTATGATGAATTAGATAGATTGTGTTGCGTGTAATAATAAAATTGAAATTATTTGTGTATATATATTATATTATATCAACCATAATACAGAGTCTTTTCTGAATATGCATTTCTGTTCTGTATGCGCGAATATGTATTATATCAGTATAACTGCTGAAAATGAATTACAATATTACTGTCGAAACTGTGGACACGTTGATGACACGATTGCTTCTGAGAATATTTGTGTGTCGAAACTGAACGTGAAGCACACAACCACACCACAGACATTTTCACAGGTCGTCAATAAATATACGAAATTGGATCCGACGTTACCACGGGTCAATACAATTAGGTGCCCCAATGATGAATGTTCTAGCAATCGGAAATCCGAGTCGGGTGGTGTGGGAGGGGGGGGTGGTGAAGCTGGCGACGACAAAAAAGAAAAGAAGAGCGAGGTTATTTACCTGCGTTATGATGATACAAACTTGAAGTATGTTTATTTGTGCGCGAAATGCGATAAGGTGTGGAATACCGAGCAACAATAATGCGAATCCGCGCACATTCCATTCCATTCCATTACTTTATTTCGTAAAATTGAAACATAATAAAGTAATATATTCTATGTATATAGAAGACGCAATGTCAAATCTAGTAGATAAATTACCACCTGGAGTTGCGTCGGTAGCTATTTTAAACAAAAAATCGGCCGGCGCAGATTCGGATATAGAAGAAGATGAAGAACTCGGATTGTCTGTGGCTGGCACAGATGACGAAAGTGGGACTGAGGGAAGCGAATCAGGCGCCGATGATAGCGGAAGTGAGAGCGCTGCTGCTGCGGAAGATGATGGAGATAGTGATACAGATACCGAAGGAGGCGGCGGCGATGCTGAATTGGAAGGCGCGGAAGGTGGGGGGGGGGGAGAAGTTGTGGAGGGAGAAGATGAAGAAGGTGGTGGGGGGGGAGCAGCCAAACAAAAGAAATCAAATAAAAAGAGGGGCGCAACAAAGAAGAATATAGAGGACGATCTTACGTTACTTGGTATTCCACACGGGCTTACATTTGATGACGATGATGATGATGAAGACGATGATAGCGACGAGCCAGATAATGCGGAATATTTCCAAAAACTGAAATCGAATGTTCGTGATAGTTTCGTTGCGACGTATCATCCTGAGTCATTTTCGCACAATTACGACGAGATTCAAACACTTTCGCGTGTGGTTCGGAATAGCGCGGGCGTCATTGTGGATGATCTCCATAAAACAATCCCAATTATGACGAAATATGAAAAGACGCGAATTTTAGGACAACGCGCCAAACAACTCAATGAGGGCGCAAATCCCTTTATCAAAATCGATTCTACGGTTATTGATGGATACCTGATCGCCGTTAAAGAACTTGAACAGAAAAAGACGCCGTTTATCATTCGTCGCCCACTGCCTAATGGGGGGTCGGAATACTGGCGCATTCAGGATTTAGAGATACTGTGAACTTAATGAACGGAGCGAGAACCGACGACTACTCCAAACAAAATAGAACACGTAAATGAAATGTCACAAATGAACCATCATCTTTATATTTTTGCCTGTTTTGACCACTAAATGTATGTTGATCCCATTTTCGTTCAATACCCCCATCAGTTATTATAGTATCCCGGCTTTTTTGATAACACGAATTTAAACAAAAAGTACATAAAAAATCTGGCCGATCACGTGTTCTTGGCGTTGGTGGACGTGGTGACAACATTTGTTTTTTATAGTATTCATCACGTAATTGTTGTAAATTTTCTTCACTCAATGCGTGCTTGAAATAACTAATATTACCTGCGCCACCACATCCGTCGGGGTCGCTATCACTACCATTACTCTTTACGCTGTTATCACTATCACAACGTTTCATTCTTGGTGTCATACATTTACGAATATATTCCATTATTAAGATTATATTTTTGGTTTTGGTTTTGGTTTTGGTTTTTTACAATACGGGTAGAATAAAATACGCAACATTAGCACTTCCAGCGTTCGTCGGTCGACGCTGCGTTAGCACTTCCAGCGTTCGTCGGTCGACGCTGCGTTAGCACTTCCAGCGTTTTCCACACTCCAAACACGTTACAAATGTCGTCATCGGCTCATCTGCGGATCGTGTCTGAAGTTGGTAATACGTACACTTCTTTGACTTACACTTATTACACGTGAAGTTATCTGTAGACGCTTCAATATTCGGCTCATATTTCTGCTTATCGCGCACTTTCTTGTCCTCAATAAGTTGTTTCCATTTTTCAGGGCAGATTTCTTGGTGAGTGAGGAATGCGAAATCCTTGGCGGTGATTGTTTGCTGGACAACCAACGCCGCGACGCTAGGTTTTTTTAAATTGTGATAAACTGATCGCAACCGGTCAATATATAATGTTACAAAGAACGGATTGGACCATTTTTTCACAATGTTATTTTTCGCTGCGTGTTGAATAGTCCAATTATATACTCCTTTTTCAATATTTATAGGTATATTTGTCTCACTATCAGCAACACTGCTTTCATCTAAAGGCAGCAATTTCGCGATGCGTTTTCTAATTTCATTGCGAAAATGTTCAGGATATTCGATAGTATCAATGGTAGACATCGTCGGTCGGTCGGTGTTTGTGTTAATGTATAAAATCTCTTTAATAAATAATCAATTTTGTAAAAATAAATATTACAAAATTGACAGTGACCGTGACAATTGACATTATTAGGGGGAATATGACTCTTCACTCAATTCAGAATCACTACTATCACCCAGTATTGCCGCTACTGCTGCGGCCGCACTCGCCAATTCATCCTTCTTTGTTGGCTTTGATGTCTTTTTAGTAACAGAAGCCTTTTTAATTAATGGTGTGATTTTTCGGTTTGTTATCGCGGTTGCGGTCGCAGTAGCACTTGCGGTGACAGTTGTAGTCGCCGTAGCCGTCGTAGCCGTCGTAGCCGTCGCGGTCTCACTTAAACTCTCATTACTTGTCTCTGACCGTATTTCTCCTTCCGAAATAGAATCAGTTTCCGTATCCGTTTCGGTAATAAACTCACTTTCAGTCGTTGAATCTGATTTTGGCGCGTTCTTCTTCTTCTTCTTCCCTCCCGTTTTCTTTATCGATTCCCCACCGAGATCAATATCGCTACTTCCAGCACTTCCACTGCCCAGACTGTCATCGACTACAAATCCGTCTTTCAAATACCCATTTGCGGTCTTTTTACAGGCAGGAATAAACGCAAGCTCATCGATTTCATTTTCATCTTCTTGTGCGGTCGCCGCCAAATCATCGAAACCGCCAAACAATTTCTCGTATATCTTATTCCATAATTCAATTGAAAGGTCGCACGCGGTTTGTTTATCTAGACGCGCGACAAGTGCCATATTACCGAAAAAGATGAGTTCGTCGATGGGTGGCGGTAGTTCATACTTATTCTCTTGGCCGGCGCGACCATCGGTCTTACACCAGACATCAATATAAATGATTGACGCGGCCGTCGATGAAGCACTCTGGATGGAGTTGCTCTTGCTTTTGCTTTTGCTTTTGCTTTTGCTTTTGCTTTTGTATTTAAATGTATGGTAACAACTAAATCCATCGCTTTTCTTATTTCCACATTTTTTAGACAGTATAGCTGTCAACGCATCCAAGGTTGTTTCTTTGTTTGTTTCCACGATACATTGACTCAACGAACCAGATTTCGATACAATAACGATTTG